TGAACAAGTGGTGGAATAAGTCTGAAATGAAAATCAGTCTGCCCAATGGGTCGATCATTTACGGCCTGTCCTACGATGATGGGCGCTTTGACAAGTTCCGATCCTACGAACTCTCAATGGCCTTGATTGAAGAGGGAACTGAGTGTGATGACGCTGACCTCTATGATGAACTGTTCCAACGCATCGGACGCCTGCCTCACATCAAAGAGAACGTCATGGCCGTGATTACGAACCCTGGTTCACCATCGCACTGGTTGCATGAACGGTTCATGGACAAACCCACGCCCAACAGAAAGGTGTTTTACTCGATCACCGAACAGAACCCGTTTCTGCCTGATTGGTACATTGAAAACCTTAAGGCATCGCTTGATCCCAAACGCGCACAGCGCATGTTATACGGTAAGTGGATTGAGATTCTTTCCGATGTGATCTATTACAACTTCAACTCTGAGATCAACTTTAAGAAAGAATCATACAAGTGGAATAAGGCACTCCCGCTTGACCTTATGTTTGACTTCAACATCGGTCTTGGCAAGCCTCTCTCATGTGGCGTGGGTCAAGTGGTCAACGGTCACTTTCACCTTGCCAGGACGTTCATCATTGAGGGTGCCAGGACCGCTGACATGTGTGAGGAGATTCAGGAGAGTGGCATCGTGGACATGTTCACAACCGTTCGCCTGTACGGTGACGCATCGGGATCACACAAGGACACCAGGAACACGCGCTCGGACTGGGACATCATCAAGAAAGCCTTTCAGAACTATAAGACCAAGGACAATCGCTCAATCAATGTTGAGTACCATGTGCCATTGTCCAACCCGCCGATCAGGGCAAGGCACAACCTGATGAACACCCTATTCAAGAACACAATTGGTCAGGTAAGGTTCACAGTGTGGAAGGATGCCCAGCCAGCGGAAAAAGGTCTGAGGCTGACAGCATTCAAGAAAGGTGGGTTCATGATTGAGGACGACAGCCTGGCAGAGCAACACATCACCACGGCCATTGGTTACTGGTGCTATAGAATCGAAAACGTAAAGCCATTGCCAGCCGTCAACTTTGGATAATACAATTTTAAAAACCAGGGGAACCCAAAATGATTTTTGAAAACTATGATCTGACGCCTGAGTTCATCAGGCAACTTGTCCTTGAGATTGAGTCAGGTGCAAACATCCAACGCAAAAGACGCTCGTGGATTTCAAACCAGATCAGAGATGGCAAGCTGTATGACTATGTGCAGAACAGACTCAAGATCATGTACCCTAAGAACTGGACCATGTATTCCATCAGTGAGTATTCCATTTCCAAAAAGGTGATAGACAAAAAGTCCAAAGCGTACAAGCGCCCACCCATTCGCAGAGTGATCAGCGATCCAAACGCCACCAACGCCTATCAAGAGATTCTTAAAAAGTTCCGCTTCAATCAGGCCATGAAAACCTTTGACGCTGTATATAACGAACACAAGTACGCGCTCTTGGCTTGCCTCATGGACACCGATGAACTCGGCAACCCATTCCACAAATTCTTTTCCATGGCACCGTGGGAATATGATGCGGTCTTTGACAAGGACGGCAACCTCAAGGTGGTTGTCCTTTCAAACCCACCTCAGACTGTGAAGCACTCAACAGAGACCGATGCGATTGACACCATCATCGCTGAGTCTGGTGACGCTGACCAAGGCAACAATCGGCGCGTGTATATCCTTTGGACTGACAAGCAACACGTTGAACTCATCGTCACAGGCAAGCGCGGTGACATCAACTCAACCAAGATTGAGCAACGCTTGCTTGGTCCTGGTGGCAACGGTGCAAACCCTTACGGTGTTCTACCGTTTGCCTATGCGCCAATGACCATGGACGCAAACTACCCGCTGCCATCACCATTGCCAAGTCAGACAGTAGAACTCAATGCACTCATGTCAGTGTACCTGACCAGCGCCAACCAACAGGTGGGTGTGTTCGTTTTGAAATACCCATCAGACCAGCCGATCAACATGGTCTCTGGTTCGATGTACACCGCTGTTCAGTTGCCGCAATCAAAGAACCCCGAGGACGCAAGGACTGAGGCTGATTTCATTTCACCAAGCCCAGACCTCACAGGCCATAAAGACGCAGTGATGACTTACGCCTCTGCCATCCTTGATGAGCATGGGTTGTCATCGTCAGTGGTCACAGGGACCAACCAGACGTTCACCAGCGCACTTGATCGCATCATTGCCAACTCAGACATTCAGGACCTCATTGAAGACAACCAAGAAATGTATTCTGAGATTGAAAAGGCAGCTTATAAGATCATCGGCGCACAACTCAGATCAATTAATTCAAACGTGGAACTCCCACCTAATGAGTTGGTTGTGGTCTATCCAAAGCCAAAGGTTCTCGTTTCTGACTCGGAAATCTTGGACAACATGAAGAAAATGAAAGAACTCGGAATCTTTCAGGACTGGGAACTGTTGCAAGTGTTTGATCCGAACCTTGATCAGGATGAGGCACAGGAAAAGATTGCAGAGATTAAAGCTGGCAAAATGAAAATGATCAATGAGCTTGATGCGGAAAGTGACGCAGAGAGTGATGCAGAAGAGGTTGAAACAGAAACACCAGAAAACCAGGACGCCACCATTGGCAATGTCTGAGGACGAGGTTTCATTTGAGATGGACTTTCCAGAACTGAGTGGATTGCCACCGGTTCTGGTCTCAGACATTCTCAATGAGATTGGGGACTACCTGAAAGTGTCGATCCTTGACTATGTGGGACAGGCAGAAACGCCGGTCTCTGGTGGTAAGTTCAAAGCGACACTCTCCCCCGAGTATGCCGAACGGGAGGGAAAGGACCAGGCAAACCTGGACCAGACAGGTTCCATGCTGGACTCACTGACATTTGAAGTCACAGGCACCAAGGTCATCATCGGAATCTTTGACAAGGATCAAGCGCCCAAGGCATTCAACCACAACACTGGTGACACGCTTCCAATGCGCCAATTCATTCCAACAGAGGACCAGACTTTCAAGCGCGACATCATGCGCGGGATTGATGAGATCATTGCCGATCTCTTGGGGGGATAGTGGCAGCAAACTTTTCAAAGCTGGGCAAGAACATTGGCAAACAGGTCAAGGACAACATTCGTCAGCGGTACATCAAGACCATGTGGAAGGAACTCTCAAAGGGCATCACCCTGGTCTCTGTGATCCTGGACCTGATCAAGAAAGGAATCTCACCCACGGCGGCCGGACGCTTTCTGAAATACTCACAGGGTTACATCAACCGGATCAAGGGCGTTGCCATGTTTACCACAAGAGATGGTGTTGAGGTCAACTTCAAAGCGCGTGGGACCAAAGGTCTTGGCGTTGGCAAAAAGCAATCACCTGTTTCAATGCGATTGAGTGGCGACATGCTGGATTCACTGACGTTCAGCCCAGCAACCGGCAAGCTTGGGTTCAGCGATAAAAAAGCAAAGTGGCACAACGAAGGTGAGGGAAATCTGCCAGTAAGACGCCTCTTGCCAACCAATCCAGGTGAGCGGTTTAATAGACGTGCAGAACAAAGAATCATAGATGGCTTGAGTGAAGCGGTCAGAAAAGAGGCTAAGAATCCGGCCAACTTTCTGTCGATCAAAATCAAGTTGAAATGAAACAGTTTACAAACCGCAATTGAGCGGTGAACAATTGGGAGGACTACTATGTCAACAGAGAACTCTGTGACAACCGAAAACGCGAACGCGAACGGTCAGACAACTGTGAACGCCGAGAACCAAGGTGATCTGAAATCTCAGCTTGCTAGACTGGAACAAACCAATCAACGCTTGCTCAAGGAATCTCAGGAACACAAGCTCAAGGCGCAAAAGGTTTTAGAGGAACGGGAACAGTTTGAGCAAGAACGCCTGAAAAAAGAGGGTGATCTTGACGGTTATGCAAAGCGCATTGCTGAGGAAAACAACAAACTGAAATCTGAACTCTCTGGCATTCGTTCCAAGGTTTTGAAAGCAAACATCAAGACTAAGGTTTCAAAGTTCGCCGGTGAAGTCCATGACCTCGATGACCTCTTAAACCAATCACAGTTCAAAGATATTTTGCAACGTGGAATCAACCAAGATGATCTTGATGTTGATGAGGCGGCGGCGCAAGAATACGTGCAGGCGGTTCTAAAGAACAAGCCTTGGTTGCGGAAACCAGTCGGTGGAATGGGTGTGAACACAACCAAACCAGGAATGAACTCGGCGGCATCGGTGACAGGTGGTCCAAAGAATCTGTCTGAAATGTCCACAAAAG